TGGCTCGAGACTACGACACGCACATCCACCTAGTGCACCACATTCGCAAGCAGCAAAACGATGAGAACGCACCAACGAAGATGGACCTTAAAGGTTCTGGCTCAGTGGCCGACCAGGTTGATAACGTGATCCTGATGCACCGCAACAAAAAGAAGGAGCGTGAAATTGAGGCTGGCCATGTTGTGGACCAGTCAATCCCTGATGCTTACTTAGCCATTGAGAAGCAACGAAATGGTGAGTACGAGGGCGTCATAAGACTTTGGTTTGACAAAAACTCACAACAATTTACGGATCAGTCCTATGGAAACCCCATTAGTTTTTGAGGCCACATTGCCATGGCCACCCACCGTAAATTCTTATTGGCGGCACAAAGTCATTGGCAAGCTCGCCACCGTTTACGTTTCAGCAGATGGCCAGGCGTATCGGAAGGCAGTGAACTTATGTCTTATGGAGCATGGGGTGAAGACTTACGCGCTCGAGGGGGACCTACGGGTCGAGATCGAAGTGTTCCCACCGGACCGCAGGAAACGAGACATCGACAACTTGTTGAAATCCCTGCTGGACAGTCTGACTCACGCGCAAGTGTGGAAGGACGACAACCAAATCTCGGACCTGAGAATCTATCGCAACAAACAAATTGCCGGGATAGTGAAGGTCCGAGTGTATGAGCTAGAAACGCCTACAAGCGATTTTTCCAAAAGCATGTAGGTGGACATCAACCAACCATTATTTTTGCCTCTGAGGCGGCATAGCAAGGCTAGAAAGGGCATCCATGAATGACAATGTCAATCACCCAAAGCATTACAACTCACATCCATCAGGTGTTGAGTGCATCGAGATTACCGAGCACATGAACTTCTGCCTGGGCAATGCCGTGAAGTACATCTGGCGAGCAAGCTTAAAGGGCAAGGAGGTTGAAGACTTACGCAAGGCCCGGTGGTACATCGACCGGGAAATTTCACGCATCTTGAATGAGAAAAACCATGAAGCATGATCCGCACGATGCCGTCGATTACATCATCAAACATGCTCGGCAGTTTGCCGATGCCAAAGCGCAGCGCGTTTACCTTGAAGAGTTCAGGAAGAGTAAGAAGGCGTTGCTGATGAAGCAATCGATTGAAAGCGCCCTTGGCGCACAAGAGCGTGATGCTTATGCTCATGCTGAATACGTTGAACTGCTTAAAGGCCTCAAGGAGGCTGTCGCAATCGAGGAGAAATTGAGATGGGATCTGATCGCAGCACAAGCCAGGGTGGACATTTGGAGAACGGAACAAGCCAACCTCAGAAACGAGGGCAAGGCCACGATCTGATGAGCAACGATGGCCGCCACAAGCAAATGCTTGCAGACCTAGCTGACTTCCTGGGCGCTGTGGCATTTGAAGATGACAAGGGTTGGACTGAGGAGGTATATGCCGAGGGCTGGGCTGCTGGCTTTCGAGCAGGCCTGGGTTATGCCGCCAAGATCGCACAATCACAAGGCAGGGGTTGGGGGATAGAACATGCCGAGCAGATACGAAAAGCTTTGTAATCTCAAGCAGGGTACCTGGTTCATTTTGATCCGATCGGGCGAAGTGCTGCAAAAGCTTGGCCCCATGAAGGATGACTATCGCTTCATCAGTTGCCGGGCTGTCACGGGTGATACCAAGGTGCTTAATTGCTTAGTTGGCGTGGAGACAATCGATGAACCAGGAAGAGAAAAAGCACCTGAGTAAGGTGGCTGCCATTGGCTGTGTGTTGTGCCATCTTCAAGGCACACCTGGTACGCCAGCAGAGATCCACCACCCCAGGAAGGGCACCGGCATGGCTCAACGTGCAAGCCACTGGGATGCGATCCCACTATGCCCTGAGCACCACCGCGGCAAGACAGGCATCCATGGCATGGGCATCAAAGCTTTTACCAGCCACTACCAGGTCGATGAGGCTGAGCTTTTGCATGTGACACGCCGTTTAGTTGCGTATCACGACCATTTGTCGGACGGATGGAAAGTGTCTACACAAGTGGATTAAAAACATGTACGATGGAGTCTCAGTAGCAAAGAACGCAAACTCAGGAGCAAACGACATGACAACTGCACGCGAAGAACTAGAAGCAAGACTTAAAGTGGCAATCGATCGCATGGTCGTAACCAAGTGTGGATTACAGCGCAATGTCAGATATGTCCGCAGCCAAAACAACTGGCTAAAAATTACTAGGGATAAAAATTCGTTTTGTTTTGCAAGAGGATATACAGGACAGCCTAAAGCCAAGGACATTGATACCTTTTCCTTTACTTGGGTAGCCAACTGGAATGAAGCAATAGAAAAAGCAAAAAGTACATTGGCTTGGATTGAAATTTAATAACCGGGGCTACGGCCCCACCACCTGGAGCAAACACCATGAGCAAATTTGATGTAACCGTAAGAACCGATGATTATGAAAAGATCAACCTCAGCGACTTTGAAGACAATTTATGGGTGTCATTGTGGAAGGTTGGCTCGCATTGCTCAACGCAATTAACTCGTGAGCAAGTTGTCGAACTTCGCAACGCCCTCAACAAATTCCTCGGGGAGTAAACAAATGGATTACGACGCATGGCTTGATCGGCAGCTTTACGAATACGACATGGAGCGTGAGGAGCGCGAAGAGGATTGCCAAGAGGAGGAAGAGAGCTTAGACTGATGATTGCAGTCCATGTTGATGTGTTCTCCTGAAATCCTCTGCACTTCCCCGTAGAGTTGACCCCCAGCAATTGGGGGTTCTTTTTTTGTACAAAGCGTAGTAAAATGAATCACTTATGATTACGCTTGACAAAATCCCAGCAATGTTACGAGCCACTCGCGCCGCGCTTAACATGAGCCAGGACGAGTTCGCAAAGATGGTAGGCCTATCGCGCCCCACGATAGCAAGGCTCGAAGAATCGCCGGGCAGCGTAAGAGCCAGCACCTACTTATTGCTTGACCCCATCATCAAAAAAACCCTTAGTGAATTAATTTCGGATTAGCCTCATAATCCGCGCATCAATGTCACTGGAAGATGTGATGAGCAAGACCTCGAAACCAAAGGCCCAGGCCGCAAAACAAACCGCGCCAAAGAAAACTGGCCGCCCCAGCAAATACACCCCTGAGATCGCCAAAGAGATTGTGGAGCGCTTAAGCAACGCTGAGCCATTAAGGCAAATATGCCGAGATGAAGGTATGCCTGATTGGCGAACCATTTATGACTGGATGTACAGGGATGACAAGGAGGTTGCTTTGGGGCGCGGAGTCGGTCTTTCTGCAGCCATCGCACGCGCACGGGAGATTGGCTATGACAAGATGGCAGAAGAATGTCTTGAGCTAGCCGACACGCCAAAGTTTGGGACCAAGCACGTTGAGTCTGAAGACGGCATCACGGTTACCAGGGAGGACATGCTTGGCCACCGCAAGCTGCAGATCGAGACGCGACTCAAGCTGTTAGCCAAGTGGAATCCCAAGAAGTACGGCGAGCGTTTGACTCATGCTGGTGATGCTGACAATCCTGTGGCTGTGCAGGCTGACGTCAGCATCTTCGATGCCATGCTCAAGAACTTAGAGACCAAGAGGCAGCTTGGGGACAAGTGACCTTGAAGCCCTGCTCAAAGATCCAGCGATCCGCGAGCAGTACACCAGGCTAGAGCCACAGGCTGCTGCTGCTTGGGCCTGGCGCATGATGTGGCTCACTCGAGCACTCAAGCACCAGATCCTGCCGCATGGTGACTGGTGGTCCATATGGCTGATGCTTGCAGGCCGCGGTGCTGGCAAGACCAGGACAGCAGCCGAGCAGATCGGCTGGTGGGCATGGTCCTACAAAGCCACCAGATGGCTCGTAGCGGCCCCAACAAGCAGTGATGTGAGGAGTACATGCTTCGAGGGTGATTCAGGCCTTCTGAGCGTGATTCCTGCAGCCCTGATCGCTGATTACAACAAGGCCTTGCATGAGATCAAGCTTACCAATGGCTCACTGATCAAAGGCATTCCAGCCTCGGAGCCTGAGCGCTTCCGCGGTCCACAGTTCCACGGTGGCTGGCTCGATGAGTTGGCAGCATGGGAATACATTCAGGAAGCCTGGGATCAGATCCAGTTTGGTATGCGACTAAAGTTGCATGACATGAAGACCAGGCTGATCTGCACGACGACACCCAAGCCCAAGGACCTGATCATCGACCTGATCAGCCGTGAAGGTGATGATGTGGTGCTCACCACTGCTAGCACTTACTCAAACCTGGATAACCTCAGTGAGAACTTCAAGCGCCAGATCCTGCAGTACGAGGGCACCAAGCTTGGCCGCCAGGAGATCTACGCCGAGATCATCGACCCCGAGGAGGGCGGTATCGTGCAGCGCGACTGGTTCAAGCTTTGGCCTGCAGGCAAAGAACTGCCCAAGCTTGAGTATGTGATCCAGTCCTACGATTGCGCCTTCACTGAGAAGACCGTCAACGATCCCACTGCAAGCATCACCTTCGGTGTCTTCAAGCCCACTGATGGCGGCATGTGTGTACTGATCATCGATGCTTGGCAAGACCGGCTGCAGTACCCAGACCTGAAGCCCAAGGTCATTGACGAGTTCGAGATTGTGTTTGGTGAGGGCAAGAC